TGGCTGCAGCAAGGCCAGCTATCGGAAGTGTAACGGCCTTGGTGAGAGTGCCTCCAACTCTCTGCATGGAACGTCCGACCTTGTCGAACGACTTGGTCATCTTCTGAGTCTTAGTCTCAACGTCCTTGGCACCACGATCAAGCTCAGAGGACAGGCCTGATAGATCAGCACGAACAGCAATGAAAAGCTTCTCAAGTAGTGTTCCCAGGGACATCTGGATAAGCCTCCATCAAATCGTCTAGTTCCTCATGGGTCATTGGATCTACTGCAGACCCACCTCCCTGAGCCTCAATGAACCCTCTGCATGCCAACTGCCACTCCACCATGCTGTACCCCCAGAACTGACCTGAGGACATATGCATCACACCAAATGCAAACTTCATCCACTCATGCCAGGGAGTAGCTACTCTCAGTGAGTGGCCATCTCCTCCGGAGCCTCGTTTCCCTTCTCCTTATCCTCCCCAAGACCAGATGCAGCAAATGTCTTGGTGATGATCTCCGTCAGACCAGATGCTGACATTGGCCACTTGAGAAGATCCTCATGCGTGATGTCCTCTCCACCACCTCTCAGGAGAGCCATCAGAATGGTGGTGATCTGGCTCATGGATGGTCTGGCGAGAACCTCTCCGAGACTGGACAGATCTGCGCCGAGTCCTGCCTCAATCTCAGCCATGGCTCCAAGTGTGACGCAGAACGTGTACTCTCTGCCATGTATATTGGCCGTGTACTCACCTCTCACGATATTAGTCATGATAATTGTCCTCCAGTTCTCGTAAATCAGTCTGGCAGCTGGATGGCTGCCATGGTCACAGACGTGACTCCTGAGTAGTTGAACGTCACGTTCCCCGAGTCATTGATGAAGGCCGCAGGAAATGGGCCGATCATCCTCTCTCCAGCAGCCGGAACAGCAACCACCATGTCGGCGACCGGAAGAATACCGTATCCGGCAATCTTCGGCGTTGTTGTCTTCTGAGCCGGAACCGTGACGTTGATCGATCCACCACCGCCATTCTTCACATGAAGAAACAGACGACGACTACCATCGTCCTTCAGAGTGTCTCCATCAGCAGCAGCAGCATACGTAGGGTTGAGGCCCAACGCAGCTATGACAAGAGCCGTGAGCACAGCCATCAGGCTGCCGTCCACGTGAGTGCACCAGCCGACTCAAACGACATCGAGTAGGTGACCTCACCATTGTGCTCGCCGGCAAAGTCCATGGATGCAATCTGGAATGCACCCTCGATCGTGCCGAAGTCAGGAATGATGATCTGGTAGTCGACAATGGTGCCCGCAAAGAAGTATCCACGAACATCCTCCTCACCAGCCGAGTCCTTGAAGACGCCAGACCCGCTGATGGCAGCAGATCGCATACCTGCATTCGCAAGTAGCTCCCGCCACTCATTGACACTATCTCCATCCGAGACATCCACCTGCTCCTGGTTCAGAGAGATGGACTTCGAGCGGATGCCACCAATGGTGACGAATACACCACCACCAGTGGAGTCGACCTTCAAGAGAAGGTCTTTGCCTCGTTGTGCAGCCATATCTAGATCTCCTCTGTGACAGCACGAAATTGGACGATGCCATGATACAGCTGGCCGTCCGGCTCACGCACCACATCCTGAAACAGGTATCTCATATTCACGAGATTGTGACCTGTCAGAGATAGTGACACGTTATCCTGCAGAACATCATACACAGCTCGCAAGATATTCTGAACTTCTTTTGGCCCCTCCTGACTAGACCATGCACTGATGCTTACAGTGTGCACTTTACCATTGTCAGTATCAGTATCCCACTCACCAGTTGAGTTCTCTACAATCTCAATATACGGCTCATCAGTACCCTCAGGGACATACGCCAGGATCTTAGCTGCAGCCACCTGAGCTATCAGAGTAGCATCAGCTCTGAGAGCAACTATGACAGCAGTAGCAAGCTCGACCTCTGGAGACGTAGTCACTTCACACCCACAATCTCAGCCTCTATGGCTGCCTTCATAATAGCCTTGATCCTCTGCACCATCTTCCTGAGAGCCACAGCCATGAACGGACGAGCAGCCATGAGTCGTGTCCCGAACTCAAGCCACTTGGCATATCTGGTACCAGCAGTGACCACAGCCTCCATCTGCTGCTCATCAACCTCAGAGATGACACTCCTAGCCAGAGTGCCAGTGTCAGACTGTGGTGCCTCCCCCGGTGCCGACGCCTGATGAACGATGCCCCGTCGCCTGTATATGCGACCTGTCGCTGGACCCTTGAGTATGGACCGCCGCACCTCACTCTGGAGGACTAGAGCGACCGCGTGGAGACCCTTCACAGCGCCCCGCTTAGCAGCCGGGCCTAGCCCACGTATGGCTCTCCCTGTGGCTCTCCTACCCCTCCACGTCACAGTGAGTGTGTTCCGGCGCAGGGTCACTTCTCTCCACCCTCCCGACACATGATCCTCATGAACTCCTTCCGCTCATCCGGGTCCACAGCAGACAGCACATAGAACGACCTATCTCCCATCACCAGACTCACACCCTGAGTGATACTCGCATCATATCTCACCACAACCACATGAGTGATACGTTGATCTAGCTTGACTCCAACATAGATCTCATTCTGACTAGATGCCCGCAGACTGCCCCACACTGTCTTGGCCTTAGTTGTGTAGTCAGGATCTGTTCTAGTAAACCCACCTGCCCCATCTGCCACGCGAGTGACCGTATGCACACTGAACCTGTGCCGCATCTTACCAATTCTGCGAGTCATCCTACTCATAGAGAGTGAACCCTCTCACTCGCAATCAACTCACTGAGGGAGGTGGGAAGAGTTCCAAGGTTTATTCCGTCAGTGACGATCTCCCTGTTCTCGTACAGATGAGACGTCAGAAGCATGACAGCATGACGGAGAGTACGGGGGATGTTGGTGACAGCCTGACCAGCAACAAACTCGACCTCCACTGCATTGGTGAGCCTCAGACTGGACGGCCATGTATATCCAGAGGCGAGAGCCAGACGACCTGGCTCAGATGCTATGTCCACAAAGTAACCGGCCGAGTCAAACGTGGTGGCCACATCATCAGTATCGTATGTCTTCAGATGTGTCACGGACACCAGAGGTGGCCTGGGTATCTCAATGTGACTCGATACTCCCTGCACCAGAGCACCCTGTCTGACACCATCCCACCAGCCAAGTGCCGCTGAGTCTATGGGAAAACCGTCCAGCCACAGAGTCCATGTCTGCGTGAACATGGCACGATGAGTCTGGTTCTCAACAAACTCTCTGGCCGTACCAATGTACTCCTGAATGAGAACGTCGTCATCTGAGGTGTCAAGTTTCAAGTGCTGTCTGATTAGATCAACAGCAACAGGCTCTTCTGTTGGAGCAGTCTTCAGCTTTAGTGACATGTCCTGATCTCCGGAGTTGAGGCCGACAGACGCTGGAGGACTCCCGCACTGTCGGCCTCCACCTCAGCCCACTCAGGCCGGAGGATTGGTAGTCGGCGCCACGTTCGGATTGCCCAACAGAGCCACACACGCAATTGGCATGGAGGCATTGTTGCTGGTCGGGGTCACAGTCATGCGAACGTATCGCTTGGTGCCGAGATAACCAATCTTCCGGGTCTCGCCATCAGCCGTCTGGGTATAGCCGGCGAGAGCCTCTGTGCCGACAAGATCAGCATCTGCAACAGCAGCAGCATCCGACAGGCCAGAGTCGTCGCCCTCCTCGATCAGAACGGTGCCTGTGATTGCAGCAGCAGCCAGAGTCCCGAGCAGAATGGCAAAGGTCACAGAGTTGTAGCCCAGCCGGTCGATGATATTGCCAACAATGGCAGTAGCAGCAGTTGGCGACTGGGGGTCGATGGCCACCACAGGGTGGACATTGTTCATCATGTCTCGCATGATAATCTCCAATCAAGTTTCTGTTTGTGTCAGCATGAACTGTGGGCTATGTGCCCACAGTCCTTGTTGACTGGATCAGGAGGTGCCGAACTTGAGCAATTTGAGCGGCTCGAAGTTCTGGATACCACCACCGACACGCTTGGTCGTATAGAACAAGATGTACGGCTTGCTGGTGTACGGGTCACGAAGAACACGAACACCGATGCGATCCACGATGAGATACGACCGGCGGAAGTCGCCAAACGCCATGGAGAAGGAGTTGGCAGCAATGGCCGGCATGTCCTCCATCTCCGTCAGCGGATAGCCAGCCAGGGTCGGAGGCTCACCAAGCGCGAAGTTCGGCTGCCAGTATGGATTGCCATCGGCATCCTTCATCTTCCGGACAGTGCCCATCGTGCTCCGATTTGCAGCAAAGCGAGCATTCCCCCGGAAGCCGGTCTTCAGAGCATAGACCAGATCGATGATGTTGTCGTGGTCATCACCAGCAGCAGTCGTCTTGAAGGCACCAGAGGCGCCAGTGACCACATACCCGATCTTGCCCCATGCCCAGCTGGTGTCGATGACCTTGGTGTAGTTCAAGAAGCCACGAGGCTGCTTGACACCATCACCATTGACAAAGGCGGCACCCTCCTGCTCAGCGAACACGATGCCGACCTCATTGGCAAGCCAGCTCTCGATGTTCACGACGGCGTCGTCCAGCAGAGTCTGGGTTGCTGCCGGCATGGCATACAGCTCCATTGCCGGGAAGTCCAGCTCATCGATGACCGGAGTGCCGGTCTTGGCCCGAGAGCCAGTCTCGCCAACCCAGCCAGTCAGAGCACCGCCGCGATTGAACGGCTTGGTGTAGCTGTTCGCAGAGATATTCATGACCTGGGCAACAGACCGAACCGGAGACACCTCTGAGAGAATGCGGTCCATGATGGTGTCCATCTGCGCCGGAGCAAGATAGCCACCACTGGGATCGATGCCGACAGAGAGATCCTTGGCCTCCAGCAGCTTCTTCTGAGCAGACTTGACCTCGGACTCACCATCACCAGTACGGAACCAGTCATGGAACTTCTTGTTGTACTCGGTCTCCTCCTCAGTCTCCATGCGCTTGACGCCGCCAGGCATCTCGACAAGGGGACGCTTCTCGGCAAGACGAAGATCCTCGATCAGCTTCTTCTGCTCATCGAGAGCCTCGTTCAACTTCTTGACCTCGTCAGCCGTGACAGCATCCGCCGTCATGCCGTCGATGGACTTCTTCTGCTCCTTCAGTTCGTCGTCCACCTTCTTGTGGAACTCGGTGAACGTAGTCATGAACTCAGAGATCTGCTTCTTGATCTCAGCGGTGTCCAGACCAGGGTCATCCCCTGCATCCTTGGTCTCCAACGGACCACTCAGGCCAATCGGAGTTCTGACATGTGCATTCATCAGTTTGCACCTCTCATGGTTTCAGTTGCCTGCCGAAGCAGGTCGGTGATACCTGAGCCATCATCACGATGTGCCTTGGCAGTCTGCCTCGCCGCCAGATCATAGCCTCCGGCCACGACCTTCTTGGCAAAGCCATTGGGCAGACCACCATCCCGGAGTATCTGCTCAACATCTCTCTTCGACGCATTGTTCTTTACTGCGTCGATAGTTGCAGTATTCAGCATCGGAAACGTCACGACCGAGATCTCCCAGAGATCTATCTCCAGAAGACGGCGGATGCCAGTCTTCTCGTCGAACGATGCCTTGACTGTTCTGAATCCTATGGACAGACCATCCATCACCCCAGCCCGCAGCATCTCGAGCACCTCAGCACCCTTGGCGATGGTAGGAATCAACTTGCCCTCCACCTTGAGCCCTCGACTGTCCTCCTCCGCCTTGGTCCACACACCAATGGGGAGAGACGTGTCATGCATGAACAACATCTTCGGCGATCGCCCCCTGAGAGACTTCTTGAACGCCCCCTTCTCGACAATGTCCTTGCCACTGTCCACCTCACCAAAGACCGAGGCATACCCCTCAAAAGTTCCCTCCTCAGAGAGAGCCTTGAAGTCCACCTTCGTATCGATATGCAGCATGTTCATGTCGATCTCCTCGCGCGTACAGTATAAACGGCTATACCACTGCAGTAAACTGAAGATACGCTCATGGCAATATCTTCACAACCTGAGTCAGAACTGCAGCAATAGCTCCAAGCACAGTGACTAGAGTGAACCAGACAAGACCATAGACCAACTTCTCCACAGGTCTGAACTCCTCCTGTCGAACATAGTGATCCTCCTGATGTTGCTTGATAGCTCGCACCTGCACAAGTATGTCCTCACTCTGCGTGAAGAGGCTCTTCACTCGCTCCTCAAGTCTGGCCAACAGTTGTGTCTCTCCAGTCATCAGACAGCTCTTCCTGCAATAATTGGGTGATAGAGCACAACACACCGACAGTTGATCACCTCTCCTGCTGGTCCAGCTGGATCACCAGGGTACATCAACTTGGCCAGACCTATGTCAAACAACTCCTCCATGGATCGTCTCTGGCCATCTGCCATTGCATGAGTCAGACGTGTACGAGCATCCTCAGTCGATGCCCACTCCTTCTCCATGTCGAGCCCAGTTGATCTTGCGGCCTGATCACTACCAATGCTGGCCGCCGTGTGCGCCTCCGTACGAGCAATTCTTGCCGCATTAGATATGGACTGCTCGGACCCAATCTTCTCCCTCAGCATCCTCGCTGTCTCCTGCTCCCCAAGTCCCTCCTCAAAGGCACTCTGCAAGATCGAGGACACACCCTTCTTCAGCGTATCCGCAACGGTCTTCGCCCGACTGAGAGCATATGTAGAGATCCACCGAGACACGCTCTCCTCGAATATCTCCACTGCTCCCTTGACCACCACACCAAGAGACCTCAACATCTCGTACCCGAAGGCCAGTGCTGCAGCAGTCAGACGACGACGCAGGATCACAGTCAGAGCACTCTGGAATACATCAACATGCCCCAGCACCACCGGCTCTCCCCCGGATGCCCAGTCTCGTCCCATGCGCCGAGCCAGACGCCTCAATTCTCGCACTACATCTCGCTGAGTCATCTTCTCCATGCGAATCAGCATTCTGTTCTGTCGCAGAATAGCTCTCTGTCGTACTCGAGTACTCATGCTGCTCTCTCAACTCTTCGGCATCTCGGAACAAATACAGCAGGAACGGGGGAGACACGTGCCAGAGCCTGTGCCCACCTGTCTGCAAATACCATACACTCCAGCACACCAGAGAATGGCCTCTGGCTGGGGACAGCATCCATGCACTGGGCAGTCGCCAGGAAGCACACTAGGGCATATGCCTCAAACATCATCATCATCGTCGTCATCTGGAGCCTCACCCCCTGGCTCCACCTCGATGTTGATGTCCTCCAGGCTGACCTGAGTACTCTGAACGAGCACCACATCTCCGTCAGGACCAAGAGTCTCGTATCCTGTAGCCGCTCTCTTCTCGTTTATGGTTAACTGAGATGCCTCCTTCATCCTGTCCCAGATCTCCTGTCTCTCCGCCGATAGAGCAACGACCTCGTCGATGTTGTACCAGATCCTGAACTTGTCTCCGAACGATGGACGAAGGAACCGAGTCAAGGACCGAGACATGCGAGACACCATGGGCAGTACTGTCTGCCGGTACAGAGCACGATTGGCCTCTGCATAGTTGGTGTATGTATTGTCTCCTGGTATGCCCAGCAGCATTGGCGGGACACCAAAGGCCAGAGCAACCTGTCTCGCTGACTCTCTCTTGCCCTCAGAGAACTCCATGTCTCTGGGGGTGACACCCAGCTCCTGCCACTTCAGCTTGCCATCCAGAAGCAGAGGACGACCAGCATTCCTCACACCCTCGTACTTGTCGGCCATCTCCTTCTTGAGTCTGGCAAACTGTGTGTCCGAGAGATTGTTCTCTCCCTCATACACTAGAGCACCAGAGGGAGTGGCCATGTTGTCGAGAAGAGACTTGTTGAACGCACTCGCACGATTGTGAACGTCAATGGCGTATGCCCCTGGGTCCACAGGAGACAGACCATAGTGATCGTTCGTTGGATGGAACATCTTGTGGTGCATGATAGGCTGCTGGGCAGCACGACTGATGTCGACAGGGAAATGCACATCTGTCTGTCCAACAGTGTAGACATACTTGCTTGGATACCCCTGACGGCCTGGAACAACTCTCATCCTGTCTGGTCTCAGAGAGAACAACTCCTTGACCACGTTGTCCAGAGCGATGGCCTCAATGTAGGTGTTGCCAGATAGCAGAAGATAGGAGTATACAGACGTCCAGAACTGACCACCACCCTCCATTGGGTTCGGCTCCTCGAAGAGAGTCAGAATGGGGTGGTCACTCAGCTCTGCCTCACCCTCGTACAACAGCCATGGTATGTCAGCTCCAGCCT